CGATTTCATCGGCCGCGCTCGCGAGCCAGTAGGACGCGCTCGCGGACAAGCCGTTAACTTGCGCGATGATTGGCTTGATGCCGCGCGCTTCGTGAATCTCCTGCGCGAATTCCTCGACGCCGTTCACGACTCCGCCCGGCGAGTCGTGGTTGAAGACGATCGCCTTGAAGCGCTCATCGTGGAGCATGGCGCGGAACGTCTGCGCGGTTTCTTCGATCGGCGTCCCGGCTTCGGAAACCTTCATCGAGGCGACGCGCGGCATGATCATGCCGTGAATGTTGATCACGCCGACCACGCCGGGACCGCTCGCCGTCTGGCGCTCGCGCTTCTGCGAAATGCGCGCTTCGACTTCTCCCGCGGAGAGTTCACCGCCCTCCGCCTTCCAGAGAAGGAAACTGACGATCTCATTGAGCTTCGCCGGCTCGATCGCGAGCGGCTCGGCCGCGAAGGCGAGAAGGATGTGAAGATATTTCATGGTCCGTTCGGTGCTCCCACAAGAGCCGGCGGCGCTCGACGCTCGATCCCGGCAAGCGGGACCATCTGTGCTTGTACCGTCAAGACGTCGCCGCCTTCCATCGGTGGCAAGTTCTCTTTAGCGCGCGCTTCGTTACGCGTCATAAGCCCGGCGCCGACCATTGTCGAGAGGAAGGACGCGCGAACTTCGGCCGTGGCGCGCATGAGCGCATCTATATTCATGCGGATGAAGACACCTTCCGCAATGTCCGCCGGCGTCAAAAGGTCGACCATCAATTGCTGTTCAATGTCGATACAGGTCGGCGCGACGCCGGTCGTCAGCCATTGCAGGATCAATTGCTCGACGCCGGTGCCCCACATGGTTTGCCCTTCGGACGCGTGTCCGACCATGATCGGCGGCATATTGAACCAACGGCATATTTCCTCGATATCGAAGCGCCTGGACTCCAACATTTGAGCGTCTTCGGGATTGATCTTGACTTCCTGCCACTTGAAGCCGCCTTCCAGCAAGCCGACCCATCCGGCGTTTTCTGCGCCGCGGCGATCGGAAATAAACGCCTTCGTGAAATCGGCGCGTTGCGTATCGTCGAGGACGCGCCCGCCGGTGTCGAAGAAGCCGCCAGGACGAAGTCCGTTACCGAACGTCGCCGCCGCCGCCGTCACGGTGTCGCGTGCAAGTCCGAGCGACTTCGCGCCGTAGGCGATCACGGAAAGTCCCTTCACGTCTCCGGTAGAGAACTGGCGCATGTGAACAAGGCGATCCGGACGGATCAACCGGCGCGCCCGCGTGATCGGGTCACGATAGGCATATTCGATCGCGCCGTTCTTCCGCTCGCAATCCATCAACGCCGGCGCGAGCCAGGACAAGCCGACGATCCGCTTCCCGTCGCTCCCGATCATCTTTTCGAGGTAGGCATTACCGTCGAGATCGAGCGCCGAAATTGTCGCCTGCCAGAAGCGCGACGCCGTGAATTCATGATTCGGCTTGAAATGCACAATCGGATAGAGCCAATGATCCCGCGCCGGCTCCGGCGCGCCGTTGTTCCATCGGAAGACTCCCATAGGCAACGTCCCGATCACTTGCGAGCGGAGCTTCGAACATGCCCACGCCGTCGAAAGCTGAAGCACGCTCCGGCGCGTGATCGGTGCGCCGGATATTGTGGAATATCCGATCACTTCGCCCCAAGCCTTCGGATCGTCCAACCGCAGCCTTTGCCGAATCCAGCTTGCAAGGCTCATGAGACTATCACCGGGGATTTGAGGAATCCGGAAATGTCCGGTTGCTTCGGGAGTCGAAGCTGCGCGACGCCGAACGCGATAACAAGCGCCACGGCCGCATCGATCCGGTTAGTCGCTTTCGATTTCGCGAGCCATCGATTGTCGTTCGCGTCGCGATCGGTTGCCGCCGCCGACATTGCCGACGCCAGGACCGGCGAGCGCCGGAACCGAACGCGGCGCTCGAAGATCGCCGTTTCGAGCGCTCGCAGGCTTCCAGGGAACCAAAGCCCTTCTGGCGGCTCGACGCCGTAAACCTTCGCTTGCTCGACAAGCGGCTTCGGCGGAGGCGCCCGGCGCACGCCGCCTTGCGGATGCCAGAACATCGGAAGGTCGACGTTGATCGCTTCGAGTTCCCGCACGAATTGCTTGAAGGCATATGCGTCATATCCGAGCCCGCGGAGCCGGAATTGCGTATTTATCCACGCCATTCGAGCGGCGACGAAGTCGAGACGCACCACTGGGCCAGGAGTCGCCGTCAAATGTCCGTCCCGCACCCATACATCATACGGCCGCTTATCTACAAGCGCGCGCTCCGTCATTGTGTCCCGCGGCGTCCACGCGTCTACCCAACAATCGAAGGTCGGCTTCTTGACGTGCCGGCTCTTCCCGGTGTCCGGATCGGCTTCGATGAAGTCGCGCTCGCCGGTTTCGACCACATATCCCGCCGCCGTCAAATCGGTCGTTTGGGAAAGGTCGACGCCGGCGGAAAGCTCCTTTCCCTTGTGCAAGGCGATCGGATCAAAATCGGCGAAGCACGGTTCAAGCGTTTCGCGCGACATCCACGCCGTTTCCGCATCCGTCCACACACAAAAGCGGAGCCGCGCCACTTCGTTCATTATGCCGGGGATCGCGCGCGCTTGCCGAACTTCGCGATCAAGCTCTTCCGTCGTCACGGTGACGCCGAGCAACGGATTCGCCTTCGCGTAGCATGTCGGATCGTTAAGCCAATCGTCGCCGCGATCGAGCGCGCACACATAAGAGAACGATTCCGGGAAATCGACTTGTCCGGTTGCTACCTCGACGGCGTGTTGATGCTCCCGGCCGCAAACCGTCTGCGGATCGCTCCCGGAATTTGTGATCATGAAAAGCAACGGTTGCCGCCGCCACTTGAATCCGCGCTCAATCATGTCGAGCACGACGCCGTCCGTGTGTTCGTGGAGTTCGTCGACAAGCCCGCACGAAGGCCGTGGTCCCGACTTGCGCTTGTCCTTCGAGATCGGCCGGAAGGTCGCCTTCGTCTTCGGATAACTCATCTTGTTGACGGGATTGGCGCCGTGCATCCGGACGCGCTCGCGAACGCTCGGAGATTGCTTCACCATCCCCACGGCGTCCTCGAAGATGATGAAGGCTTGCTCTTTGGTCGGACCGGCCGCCAGGACTTCGCCGCCGGCTTCGCGGTCCGCGCAGAAAAGAATGATCCCGACGCCGGCCGCAAGCGGCGTCTTCCCGTTGCCTTTGCCTTCCTCGATATAGGCGCGCCGAAAGCGCCGGAAGCCGTCCTCGACGCGGCGCCAGCCGAAGAGCGATCCCACGATGAAGCGCTGCGCCGGCGCCAAGACGAAACGCTTGCGCTCGAATTGGCCGCCGGCGAGCCGAAGATGCTTCGGGAAGAACTCGATCCGCCGGTTCGCTTCGTCGAGGTCAAAATAGAACGGGAAGCCTTCGGTCCGTTGATTGGCCAAGTCCCGGAAGTGTCGCTCGCACGCCGCGCGGACATACGGCCCGGCGATCGTCTCGCCGTCGAGGACGCTGCGCGCGTAGATGCTCACGTGATCGAGCGGCTCGATCGGCGCCGGCGGCTCAATCGAGGTCGTCTTCCGGCTCCGCCGCGGCGCTCGGCCCGGTGTCGGCTTTGATCTTGCTCCGCGCACTCGGCGTCAGTCCTAGTTGTTCCGCGAACCGCAGAACGTCGCGGCCGGCTTCCCGCTCGATCCGGACCGCGGGATTCTGTACCACGTTCTTCCGGCTTCCGCGCACCATCAAGCCGCCGGTGCGGTTCTTCTTGTGGCGCCTGCTATCCGCCACGATCGCCGCCGTGACGGCGCGCACGGCCGCCATGTGGCGCGCATAAGCGATGCAATAGGACGTGAACACGCTTCGATCGAGTTCGGAAATCAAGCCGAGCGCGTACAGGATCGGACCGGCGCGCTTCCACTCGGCGAGCGCTTCCGGGATCGCGAAGATTTCCGGCGGAGGCGACGGCATCTTCAGCCGCCTTGCGTCCTCGCCGCCGCCGTTGCGGATAGAAGCCGGCCGGCCGCCGCCGTCGAGGACGCGCAACAGTGTCGGCTTTGGTATTCTCCCGCTTCCCGGTCCGCCCATGGCGATTACATGGCATCCGTTGCAGCGGCCGGCAAGCCGAAGAGCGGCAAGCCGCCGACGCCTTCGAGCTTCCCGCGCGCCTTCGTGATCGCGTTCCCGCGCTCGACGGGACCGGCGAGCGCCAGGGAAGAGCGCCGGCGGATGTCATCGCAAGACGCCGGATCGGCTTCGATCAACGTCGCATGGAAGCCTTCCCGCCACGCCGCTTCGCCGGTGGTCCCGGTCCCGGCGAAGAGATCGAGGACGGCGCCGCCCGGCGGCGTGATCAAGCGCGCGAGATATTGCAGAAGATCGAGCGGCTTGACGGTCGGATGGTCCGAGCCCGCGCGTTCGTCGGTGTCTGCCTTCGCCGTGTAGAAGAAGCGGCCGGCGGAGCCTGAATCCGTGGCTCCCGAGCCATTGAACGCCATTCGTTGCGCGCCGACCATTGACGGCGTTTCGCCTGTAACCCATCCGGCCTTAGTTTCCGGCAGTCCCGCCAGGACGTCGGCGCTCCCGTCGTGGATCACGTTCGCCGGCCATCGGCCGGCGGTTTGCGCCTCCGTGCGCCCGCCGCCGCGCAATCCTCCGCCAAAGCCGCGCGCCGAAGCCGTCTCGAAGTGGTTCATTTTAACAACGCCCTCCGGCGCCTCGATCCGGCATCCGTCGATATTGAGCGCGCCGGCGCCGAACCGCTCGACGTTCTCGACGTTCGTCAGTCCCGGCGCGAGCGGCTTGCGCGCAAAACAAATCGGTTCAAGCGCCGGCTTGAGCGCCGTGGCCCATCCCGCCCACTCTTGCGCGAGCGGATCGCGGAACGGAGGCTCGCGCCGCATCCGCTCGCCGTCCGAATGATAGAACCACGATCCCGGCTCGACGTGGTGACAAAGCCGCTTTTCGAATTCGAGCGCGATGTTCAACGCCTTCGGAAAGCCGGAGCCGTAAAGCCATTGCATCATATCGCGTATCTCGAAGCCCGCATCCTCGATCGCGCACGCCATGCGGTGATAATTGCGCGTGGCGCCGAAGGCGAGAAGATTTT